GGGCATCCTTGATTGCTCTTTCACGTTGCGCCTTGCTAAGTCCCTCGAACTGAGCGCGAAGCTCTTGTAGTTCTTTGTCCTTTTGCTTGGCTGCTTTGCGTAGTTGTTTTACAAGGTCATTCGATGATTCTTGTGTGAAGTCATCGTCGTCATCCTCGTACTCGTAATTGGACATAGTCCATCTCCCTATCAGTTGTTTGATTGACGCAGGCCTCATATTCCTCTGGGGAAAGGGTATGGCTCCTACTCCTGGTCTTAATATCGCTCCACTGGGCCAGTCGTTCCAGTGGCAGGCTTTATAGGTTTCCGGCTCGTTCTCGTGCTAAGGCACCAACACCGGCTTGACCGCTAAATGCTGCGGTCTCAAGTGATGTAAGTTTCTTGCGTTGACGTGCGGCTTCTGCAGATCCTGCAAGATTAAATACTTCTTGCTCTGCTTGTACTTGTCCGTAAGGACCTTGCTTGTAAATATCTGAAAGCAATGAACCACGTGGTGATATTTCAGCAACAGTCTGGAATCCCTTTTGTGCTGCTGCTTTATCAATACCAGCGGCTACTAACTCTTCAGCACGTGCTGCTCCAGTTGCAAGTCCTTGTGCCATAGCAGCACCACCAATTTCAGCGGCTGTTATCTTGCGTTGAATATTTTTAATAGCGTTCTTTGGGTCAAGTGTATAAGCCAAGATATCGCCATTAGTAATGTCTGGGTAAAACTCTTTGAGTGCTCGTGTTACTTCTGGGTTAGCATTGATAACGCGGTTTTGTGCTGCCTGAATTCTATCTTCTAGTTCAACTGCAGATATGTCGTTAGCAATAAACTTTTCAAATCCTTCTTGACGACCCATATCACCTTTTGCATAATAGGTGTTAGGTAATCCATACTGACGCATAATCTCTTGATATTGATCTTCAAGACCGATATAAGTTGCTTCGTCAATAGCAGCAAGACCATTTGCAATACGTTGAGCATTAGCTGCAAAACGCTTTTTGTATGCGTCTGTTTGACGTAAACGAATTGCAAATTCTGAAGGAGATACATTCTCTTGTACAAGTCCTTTAATATTTTCTACAAGACCGCCTAAACCATAGCGGTTAAACTCTTCCATAAGAAGGTCATAGGCAGACTTACGCTTCTCTAGTGCTGCGTTAGATTCTGCTGCTGTTAAAGATGCAGCATCGCCTTGATTTTCTTGAGTACCTGATTTATATTGATTCATCAGATTACTTAGCTCAGCATTACTAATACCAGATGCAATTAAGTTTAGATCAGGTGGAAGTGCTCCATCATTCGCATCCATATAAGAACGAATTTGACCTAGTGTATAAGCACCTTTGCCACCACTACCAAGTACTACTCCACTGGGTCCACTGCCAGGAGCGCCACCTCCGAGTGCTTTATTAATTGGAGCAATCTCACCGGTATACGCAGCGTATGGATTTTCTCCCTTTTGTAATATATCAAGTGCTGGCTTAACAACAGTGTTGAGTTGATTAATAAGACCACGAGCACTCGCTGCAACTTCCTTGTTGCCAGCCTTCTTTGCTTGAGAAAGTGTACTCTTCGCATCTTCAAGTGCTTTATTAAAATCTGCTTGAGCCTTATCAACGCCACCTGTGAATGCTTTTGTTTCTGCTTTTGTGGCAATCTTAGGTACGACTACTTTTCTATCCTCTGGACCAGCCATCATTTACCCCTGAAATCCAAAGTCCCTGAGGACTTTTAGTGCTACGTCGGAAACTTCTTCTCGTGCATTATTAGTATATTGCCAGCGAGCATCTTTGCGAAGAGCACGTTGGAAATCATAGATAGGCATTTCTCCATTAGGTCCAATAGCAGAACGAAGAGTTGCGTCGTTAAGACTAATAGCATCTGGATTAATCTCTAGTGTCTGATACATAACATTCTTATATGGAGCATAGATTGTTTCAAGGTCTGTTCCATCCGCCATTAACTTCTTAATATTGTCTGGTAATCCAAGTGCTGCTGTGTCACGAATATTCTTTTTAATTACATTGATATCTTCACCGTTTTGAATACGGCGATTCCACTCATCTAATTGAAAAGCGCTAGGAGTCAGTCCATTAGATTTTGCAACTGATAAAAGAGTCTCTGTATTAAGAGCTTTCTTATCTTCTTTGCGCTTTGCATACTCAGGACGCGCCTTGATAATATCGTCAAGGAATTGACCTCTATCAATTCCACCAGTTGTAATTCCCTTAACTTGCTTGGATGGATTCTTCTTTTCTGCAGCATTTAACTTCTTAGTAATGCTATCAATTTCAGCCTTTGTAGCATCACGATTGAGGTTACGTTGATAGGCATCATTGATAAGCCCAGCTGCCACAGTTGGTGCAGAGATGGTTGCATATAACTGAGGAGCGCCTTCACCAGTTGAAGGTTCTTTTGCTTTAAGAACAAGGAATTCTTGGAAAGGAATCTCTTTGTTAAAATCTACGCTATAGACTTGATTGTCAACAATAGCCTGAGTGTAAGCATTCTTTAATTCTTCGCTATACGCTCCGCTAATTGGTACCTTATAGCCAGCATTTTTAAGACTTTGAGATAAACCTTTTCTAACAGATTCATCCATCTTGGCAATTGCTTGACCAACCGTAGATAGTTCTTTTGCATAGTCACGCAGTTGAACTTCCTCACCAGCTGCTGGTGTCTCTCCTGTTACTGGTGTTGAAACCTTTGGTGCATACTTGCCTGTTTTATTTATCTTATCGTTAAGATCTTTAATGCTTGAGTCAATAGCAGCCGTTGGTTGATTATTATCAATTAATCTTTGACGCATAGCATAGGCATCAGATAGACGATTTCTATCGGTTGCTGCTATACGAGATTCTTGACGTGCTTGAATAACGTCTACGTTTGTATTGTAGTATTGAGTTGCTGCTTGCTTAGCACTATTAAGATCTTGTGTTGCTAGGGCTAATGCTTCCTGCGCTGCACTAACTCTGCTATTGATACTTGATAAAGTGGCAGCGCCAGCATTTGCTGGTGTTCCCGCTTGCGCTTTCTGAATTTGAACTAAAGCAGAGTTAGCAGCCGCTACTTTCTTCTGGGCTGCTTGAACTGTCTTATTGTTCTTCAGATAGTCATTGAGACTAACTGCCATTAGGTTTTCCTTCCCGCTTAATCAAGTAATCTTGAGAACAGAACATCATATGCTGCTCTAGTATTTTCATTAAAGTTTGAAAGTTCTTTAATTCTAGATATCGTGCTTTCCTTTATTGCTTGAACTAGCTCACTTGATTGACCTGTGAGTTCAAAGATATCACGTTGCTTCTGATAGTCATTGTACAAATCAAGCATTTGTCTCAAAGAGTTTTGAACATCTGGTCTAACATTGCTAAAGCGCTGATCTGTTAGAAGGCTTTCAAGATCATTCAATGCCTTGTTTCTTTGCAGTTCCTTTTCTTTTCCACCAGATAGTTCTTCTAGTACAAGAGGACGTCCAACAAAGAATTGTGTTTTCCAGTTATTAAACTGCTGACGGACGATACGTTTAGCAACATCAGATGTTGTTGTCTTCAACGCTTCTTCAAACTCGTTCTTCTTCTCATAATATATCTGAGTATCAGAAGCAGTCTGTACCTGAAGTAAATAATCCTCAACACGCTTACTCTTTAATAGACCCATATCCATCATAGTCTTATAAGCATCAAAGGAAAACGCTCCCTCGTGAGGGATTAAGAATGCTGCGCCTTCTGGGAACTCACTGAATATTCCTTGATTTTCTGCAATAAATTTATTTGCTTGTTCAGCATATCCAAATGTTGCTATGGTTTGACGCTCAGACTCGGTAACTGTATATGGAACTTGATTAGGGAATAGTTCAACCCATCGAGCCATAGCCTTGTCATAGTCTCCGTTATATGTCTCACGAAGTTTATTAAAGGCTTGCTTCCAGTTTGCTCTTCCTGCATCACGAACCCATTCAGACATATCTGATTTAAGTTCAACTGATGGTGAAGCTGGTGCAAAGAATCCAAATACGAAACGTGTAGCAAGTACACCTAACGCTGTACTACGTACCTTTTGACGGTAATCTTCAAGGTCCTTAGCAGAAGGTGGAATAAGATTTCCATCTTCATCATAACGCTTTGGAATACCATTACCAGATGCCTCAAGATATGTAACAGCCTTACGGTATGCACTAGCATACTGTGAGCTACGCTCATCTTGATTCATTGTATTAAGAGCACGGTTAACGTGTGCTGGCATTAATCGAGATACTAAATCTTGGTCTACTGCATATTTGCCAAGTGTATAACGGGTGATATTGTCACCCATTCCTGGTTCAAATAAGTTAATAGCATTCTCAATAAGTGTCATTGGAAGTGCTGCGGCAGGACCTGCAAATGTAGGTAGAATAGAATCTGGGTTCAAGGAAGGCGTTAACATCTTCACTGCTCCACCAAATTGAATTGGGAATGGAACCTTAAAGTCTTGTTCTACACCGAGTACTGTTAGTACTCCCTGAATTGCACGGTATCCTGGTTCAAAGTGTGGATATACGAAGTATAGTTCTCCGCGATCATCTCTTTGAATCCAACCTGAATGTGATACACCGTCAAATGTTAAAGCTGCACGTTGAATTGCCTCTGGGTTGTAACGTACTAAACGAATCATACGGCGATAGAAGTCTTCTTGAGCGCGGTAGAAACGAGAGAAGTTACGTACAGAAAAAGATAGTTGAGAACGAATAAGTGGATTATCTACATAAGCATTTACCTGAGATAACGCACGTTCTTCTACAATTCGAGCTAACTCACGCTTAGCGTTAGCTGTTGCTAAAGCCATATCCTGAATGTTCTCTGGATTTGTACCCTTGAGGTAGTTCTTAATAAACTCTTCTTCAAAGCCTGTATCTTTCATCTGCTTGCGGATATCAAGCATCTCATTAATAGCAAGAGGCTGGCGAGAAAGACGAGCATTGGACATACCTAACCAAGTCCATCCCTTTTGCATAAGAGGAGATGTATAATTAGATGTATCAGATACCGGTACAAGTTCGGGACCTACAACATATCGTGGCATATCGTCTGGATTAGTAGGAAGATCGTCTAATGACAACTTTCCGCTAATAACCATTTCACCAGTTTCAGAATCAACTGTACGAACCTTATTCAAAAGGTCCATATTGAGTTTACCGTCACCAGATTTTACGAATATATCCTTAGCACGTCCGTATACAAGACGTGCGTACTCCATCTCATCAATGATTTTGCCTGATGTAAGACGAGCATCCTGCATTAACTCCTGACCAGCAGGCGTCTTCAGATAATCAAGAATTTTTCTAACAGCAATTGACTCTTCAGCAACGTTATCTGTTAGATTAGCAATTGCTAAAGCACCAAGTTCGTCGTTTCCGTAGAACGACATACGAAGTAACCAAGAAATCATAGTTGTTTCGTTGTTTGGAACTAGTCCAATTTCACGGAATCCACGTGAACCAGCTGCTGCTGCATACTGTTGCTTCAAACCTGACAGGTCTAAGCGTAATTCAGCAGATTTGACTCCCATAGTCTTAGTAAAGTCGGAAGCAAAGTCAATATAGTTTGAACCAGCGGCGAAGTTTAGTCCACCTTCTGAGACCATAGACATTAAGTTCTCTATGTCGCCATAAATAACCTGCTCTGTTAGCAGATCAATGGACTCTTTATTCATTACATCTAGGCCAAGTTGCTTACGGAAGGTGTTAACGCGGCCTTCTGTCAGTGCTCTAGCAAAAACTTGTTGAGTCTGTTGGAATACTCCACCTTCAACTTCTTTTTTAAGTTGAGCAAGTTCAGTCTTAGCTGAAGCAATAGCATTCTTATCACGACTTGTTGCGATTACTTTATTAAGGTCTGCAATCTTTGTTCTTTTAGCCTTAATTGTTTTCTCAAGTATGTCAATCTCTTCAGTATATTTCTTTGCTTCTTTGCCATTGACAAAGCGCATCATAATACCGAGTGGATTTGATGCCCACTTTTCACCAGCAGTCAAACCGTCTGCTTGCTGAAATGCTGTGTTAAGACGTGTTGTTACTACACGGTCCTTTGCAAGACCCCACACACTCTTGCCCATAGCAAGGTTAATCATTAAGTCTTCACCAGCGTTACGAATAGCATAACGTGGTCCAGCTAGTGTAAGGAATGACCAAGCGTTGGTCATTTCATCAACCCACTTGCTGTTACCAAAACCAATCATCTTTTGAATTAAAGTGCTGCGTGAAGCGGCTCTATCAATATCAACAAGGCTAGGAGCCGTTGTGAATGAGTTCATTTCGGATGGAAGAACTGGGTACTCAGCATAATCATCTACGCGAGATACAGAAAACTTTGTCTGACCCTTACCACGTAAGCGTCGAACAATAATCTGTCCAGACTTAGTAGCATCTAGTCCACGATATTCTGCAATGGTATTCCATAGACCGTAGAATATTTCCTTACGGCGACCTACTTCATCTGTTCCGCCAAATGTTTCTGCCAATAAACGTGATTCACGTGTAGGCATAATCATAGCAGCTAGACGATAAATTTGATCTGGTGCGTCTTTTGCCTTTACGTCAAATGTTCCACTTTTGAACATAGGTATAGGAGTCAGTTTACGCTTTGCATTATCAATACGCTTTACAATCTGAGCACTTGATAAGCGTAATGTCTTTTTGTTTAACTCTTTAAGTGACTTAGCAACTAATTCTGGTTGGTCTACAACAGCCTTATAGATTCCATCGGATGTTAATGGAGCACCAAAGAATGTTGAATCAACTAACTCTGGTCCTATTACATCTAGATTAAATACCTTATTGGCGGATGTTAATGCTTTAACACGGACCTTTCGGGAAAGATCCATAGTAGGCATAAGCATACGCTTGCGTCCTACGATACCGTCAGTTATCTTGAAGGCATCATCGCTATTCAAAAAGAATGCTTTAGCATCTGTTACGTTTGAAATCTCAGCCTTGTTAAACATCTTAACAACTGAGTCACCGAACTCTGGTGCAAGTCTTGCTATCTCACGACGTGATTCAGTAGCAGCTAACTGGTTATCCGACTTTACAGCCTTACGATAATCATCGAGTTTAGCGCCGTATGTATCCCAGAACTGTTGAGTCTTTGGCAGATTGAAATACTCTTCAAACTTAACGCCTGCTTTACGTGCATCAGCTGTGAGAACCTCATATGAGTACTTGCGTAAATCATATAGGCGTTTAGCCTTGCCAACTAATAGTAAAGGATCTGTTCTTAGACGCCATACAGCATCTGCAGCACCAGAGACCAGTTTGTAAAAGAAACCATTTTCATATAGGTCGCCAGGAACAATAGCATCTACAATATTTGCTAAGGCTCTACCTGGTGAATACTTGGCTGCATTTGCTGCTGCAATTGCATCATCAAAGTTATCACGGGCTGCATCAAACTCACCCTGCTTGAGACCTAGTACTTTACTGTTGTGCTTATCTGTAAGCTGGATAAAGTACTTTTCTTCTTCTGTAGCAGTTGCCATTAAATCTTCTGGCTTAGCACCGCCTGCAATTTTCATTGCAACATCCATTTGAACCTTGCCGTATTTTTCACGAGCAGATTCAATGCGATTAGGATTAAACTTATTTTCTCCGTCTTCGCCTGCTTCTTGCCAAGCATCTCCAAGACCCTTTTGTTCCTGAGCAGCAATAAGACCGGTACGAGCAACGCGTGTTACAAAGTCTGAAGGAACCATTAGGGCGTTAAATAAAGCTCCGCCTGTGTAATGCCAAGCAGTCGCTAACGGACCACGACTAGGCTTTTCTTCTGGAGACTCTGTACCAAACTTAAGTTTCAAATCTTCTTGTTGTAATTTGCCGTATTGATTAAACTTTTGTTGTGCTACAGAAGCCGGTAGATTAAGAAGTTCTTGATGTACAGCAAGAGCCTTGCTTAAGTCATCAACCTTTTTCTTTTCGCCTGATGATAAACCAGCTTGAAAAGCAGCTGCTTTCAAGTTGTCTGCCATCAGTTACCTCGCGCTAGTGCTTCTTGGTATAGTACAAATATGCTTCCATCTGTATCGTATGGAATCATTTTTGCTAATGTATCTGAAAGTTTTTCTGAAGAACGAATTTGATTTAAGCCTAGAGCCTCAGAACCTGGACCTGCACCACGATCAATACCTGCTGTGATTGGTTCATCAGGACGCTCAGTAGGTGCAAAGAGTTCTGTAACTGGTGCAGATACTGCAGGAGTGCCAGCGGGACGACCACCAACGTTATCTGCTACACCACGAGTAGATGCGAGTGGAGCACCAGATTTAACTGATGCTGTTTCTACACCTTCACCGTAATATTGTGAAGGTAAATCTGTTCTCTTTGAAAACTTACCAGGACCTGCAGCACCGGCGAGTGGACCTCTAGCCATCTGTTTCCTCCTGTATTGTTTCTAAATCTTGCGAAAATTCTTCCCACACTTTGATTGTGGCTGACTTTTGATTAGCGTGATATATAGATAATTCATATAACTCAGAAGCAAACGCTTCAACTGTCTGAGTTAGGTTATACATAAACCCTGTAAGGATCACAAGGAAATCTGTCGGGCGTACTGGACGCGGAACTTTGTCTTGCTTACTCATCGTCCAGTACACCTTTCAGGTAAATAATTTAAGCCTTCTTGCCTTTGCGTCCAGGAACGTTCATTCCGAAGAATACTTTTCCGCCTGCTGGCTTTGCTGTATCTTTCTTGCCTTCTACTGGCTTTACTTGTACAGACTTTTCAAATGTACCTTTTTTCATATTTGCACCTCCTTCACTTATGCTGCCCCACCAATAGAGGCTAGTAGTTGCGCTATATCGGGACGTTGACCAGCAGCAGGGGCCTGACCAGCTTGTTCTTGTGGAGGTTGCTGCGAGGCAGGAGCGGTGGCCGCACCTGCTGCTGGAATCTGTTGCTCCATACCTGGAGCCATAGGTTGCTCTACTGGTGTTGGAACTGGTTGAGGCATAAATACTTTTTCTACAGTTGACTCTAGTGAGAGTCCCTTTTGGCGACCTTGGATAACACCAGCGATACGCTTGACAATCTCTTCAGGGTTTTGCCCCTGCGCTGCCATAGCAGGAATAGCTTGAGCATACTGAGCAACGGCCACACGAAGAGAGTCACGCATTTCTTCAATATCAACACGCTGTTCCTCCTGAGTTACATTGAGGTCCATTGGAATCTCACGACGTACATAGTCACGGGAAACAAGTTTATCTGAACGCATCTGTAGCAATGCAATGATTGCACGGTTAGGATCCATACCGGACATAATTCCGTAACGGACGTCTACGCCGTACTCGCCCTTAATGTCACGAGATGGTGTGTACTTCATTGTATATGGAGTACCGTCATCTGTTCCCTTGATTGTCTTGGTCATAGAACCAAAGATGATTTCGTCAATTTCAAAACACATAGATACAAGTTCTTGGAACAAGCGTGCAAATTGTGCTTGAGCTGATTTAATCTGTGTATCGAAACCAGCCTGTAGTGCTTGTACTCCACGACCTGTAACAACAGATGCGCTGATATCTCCTGAACGAGATTCAGGATAGCGAGCACCTAAGCGTAGTTCACGCTCTAGTACACCTGACTCTGTGAAGACTCCAGGTGGTAGTTCTAGTGGAACACGACGAATGTTTTGTGGCTGAGATGAACGCATAATTGCGTCAGGTCCCAAAGCAAGTTCTTGCACATCTTGTGGAATAGCAATAGGTGCTTGGATGGATTTCTCAGCGGCTTGAATCTGCAATACTGCAAAGCGAGCACGAGCAAGTTGTACTGCTAGTACATCATCGAACTGACCACGTGCTTCGCCATCTAATGATGAACGAGTAACTACACGTGCCAGACACTTACCAATCTGATTCTTCACACGAGAGATAACGAGATTCTCACGCTCTGGTAGGTAGATAAGGTCTTGGTCTTTATCGTGGTAGCGCACCATTGAGATATATGGAGATGATGTCTGGTAGGCACGACGGTTAATAATCTGATCGTAGAACTCTGGGTATTGTGACGCTAGTGTCTCAGCATCTGTTACTACAACCTGAGTCATAGAGATACAGCGACCAAAGCGGTCTACTTCAGGATATACACCAAAAGGATTAAGCAGACGGATACGAGGATTGTTTGTCTCGTAATCCATCTCAATAATTGCTGGGAGCAAACCGTATGTGTTATACCAATCAGCACCGGTATACATCTGAAGTTGTAGGTCAGATGAACCGACGTAGTAGTTGGCAATACGAGTACGGGTATCTGCTGCCTTACGTTGTGCGTCGGATACCATATTGGTAGCTGAGCAGTTAAAGGAAGGCAGTGGTGCCATTGCTTCTGCAAGGTCACGTGCTGCAACGTCAATGAAGTTAGCGACGAGAGGCTTTGGATAGTCCTCTGAAAACATTGAAGGAAATACCTTGGAGATATCACCTTGACGCACGGAGAGAACATCGCGCATACGCTGGTCACGCGCTGATGAGCGTGTCTTTAAGCGCGATAGTTTCGCGTCAACTTCTTTGACTGATAACAAGTGGGGTCCTTACTTAGACTTTTTGCGTACAGGGTTCATTTCTTTTGTAATTTCTGCCTGTCGTTCTGCTCGCTTAGGTGACATTTTTACAGTAGCAAGTCCTTGTCCACCGTATTCTTTAATTGCGCGTAGGCTTCCTCCGCGTACACGATTAGGACGTGCTGGACTTGCATTTTTTATAAGGTTACTTTGATTTAATAATTCAGCACGTTGAGTGCGGTCTGCTTTAGAACCAGTTTTATTTGTTGGTTTATTAGCAGCTTTAAGTCCACGAGCATTTGCTTTTGCTTCTGCTTTTGCTGCCTTTACAACCTTCTTTGTAGGTGTTGTAACTTTTGCTTTATAAGCCTTTTTTTGTGCAACCTTTTTAGCAGCGTTGCCTGCAACCTTCTTTGCAACAGCACGTGCTGCGGCTCCTACTGCTAGTCCTACTAATGGTGCTGGCATTACTTACTCCTCATATACTTAGGAAACATCTCGTCAGCTTTTTTCTTTGCTATAGAATCTTTTGCTTTCTTCTTTGAATCTTTAAGAATTTTTTCTGTAACCTTTTTTGAGATAGGTTGTTTCTTCTTGTCGTTGTAACCTTTGATAATTACATCGGCATCCGATGGAATACCTTTTTTATTTTTGCTTGGAGGACGCTTACCCTCTCTAAGAAAATCGTTAAGAGTCTTTGGCTTAGCCTTTGGTTTTACAGGCATAGGTACTGGAGTAGACTTCTTGCGTTCTACTGGCTTTGGCTTAGATGTTGGCTTCATTGTAATCTCCCTATTAGATGAACGTTTTGTTTTGCTCTGCGAATAGTTCATCTAGGTTGACAACTGTTCGCTTGCCTATCTCGTGACGAGAGAGGAATGGGTTTGCTAGGTGATGCTTTGAGTACTTGCCGTAGTTGAGCATCTCACGTGCGCGGATTTCACAGAACCAAAGCGCCATTACTAAGTCGGTCTTACCCTTAGTAGTCGGTGACCACGTAATCAATTGCTCTATCAGAGCCTTGACATTCTCAGTCTGATCTGAAGGTAAGTGAATAAGATTATCTCGATGGTGCTTGCCATCGTGTTGCTTGGTACCAAAGAGGCTAGACATAGAGGCTACGCCGAAGCCGGTATCCCATT